CGTGCCGACAAGCTGATATTTGACGATCCAGTCGATCTTCGCAACACCTTTCAAAACCCCTCTTTGATTCCGAAAGTAATTGAAGCGCATGATAATGTCTGGGATAACCTCTGTGATCCTGATAGTCAAAGAGTTTATATTTGCACGCCTTGGGTTAAGAATGATCTCACTCACGTTTTGATTGATAGAGGCAAATATAAATTGCTTCGATATTTTTGTGGGAAAGATGAGAATCGTTATTTTCCTATTTGGTCTGAAAAATGGGGCGAAAAACAAAATAAAGACAAAGAAGAAAATATTGGCACGCGAGCTTATGATCGTGCATGGAGAGGCATACCCCTTTCACAAGAGGAAGCCTTGTTTGACAAGATTGATCTTTGTGTGAATTGGTTTGAGGGACTTGAGAAGATAAGACCAGAATGGCCCCGGTATACGGGCGTTGACTTGGCTCGATCCAAATCAGACAAAGCAAGCTATACGGTTATTTTCACGATTGCCAAATCTTCGGATGGCAGACGTTATCCCCTTGAAATCAAACGTGGGCGCTGGGGTTCGATAGAGACAGCGAAGGAAGTTTATGCCACATGGGAAAAGCACAATCCGCAGATAATCATGGTGGAAAACAATGCCTATCAGGATGCCTTCTTGGAGTGGTGCGGTGAATATGCGGGAAAAGATAAAGCACAGGTTTTGCCATTGAAAGCATTTACCACAGGCAAAAATAAGTTTGATGAGATAATAGGCTTGCCTTCTTTGGCGGCAGAGATAGACAACGGAGCTTGGGAGATTCTTATGGGGAAAAGACATGATTTGACTTGTCAATGTGATTTTTGTATATGGCGAAAAGAAATGAAAGATTATCCTATCGGGATGTATAAAGATACGGTCATGGCTTGTTGGTTCGCAAGAGAAGCAAGTAAAGAACAACTGTCTCCACAGATCAGGGTTTTGGAATGGGTATAAAGGATAAAATATTAAAAGCGATAATCGGAAAAGCATTTAGGCTTTTTCCTCATTTATATCAAACACATGAAGCCACATTAGGCATATCTGGGGATTCCGATGCCGAAGCTTATGCTAAGACTTATTCGGCGGCAAGCTGGGTGTATATTTGCGTGAAAAAGATCGCACAGACTTGTGCGATGATGGCTGAGGAATTGAAATTCTATAAAGGGTCTGGAAGAGAAACCGAAGAAGTCGAACAGGGAGAAATCATAGAACTTTTTGAAACGGTAAATCCCTTCATATCGAAAACGGAACTTATCGAATCGGTCGTATCGCATCGGCTTCTTAATGGCAACGCATATTGGGCTATTGAGGGCAATGGGAAGAAAGAACTCTATCCTATGCGTCCAGATCGCGTAAAGATAATCCCCGATCCCAAAGAATTTGTCAAAGCCTATGATTATACTATCAATGGCAAGACCATCCGTTTTAATGCAGATGAAATCATCCACTTCAAATACTTTAATGCCGAAAATGAATATTATGGTCTTTCGCCCTTAGCGGTAGCTCGGAATATTTTGACTTTGGATTTTCATGTGCTTACTTGGAACAAGAACTTTTTCAAGAATTCGGCGCGTCCAGACGGAGTGCTTGAGGTTGAAGGACAACTCAGCGACCCGCAGTATAAAAGATTAAAAGAGTCTTGGGCTGAGGCACACAAGGGGACGGAGAAGGCTCACAAGATAGCCATACTTGAAGGCGGTACGAAATACAATGTTCTTGGTCTATCTCCGAAAGATGTAGAATTCCTCAACTTGCGTAAGATGGACAGGGAAGAAATCTGTGCGATTTTTGGAGTCCCGCCTGGCGAAGTCGGCATCCTTGAATACGCCAATTACGCTAACCTAAAAGAACAACGCAGGATTTTTTGGGAGGATACGATTGTTCCAGAGCTCAAGTCAATCACCAACATCCTCAATGAAAAATTCATCCGAACATTCGATCCGAATCTTTTTTGTAAATTTAGTCTGTCTAATGTGGAAGCTTTAAAGGAGGATGAAAATAAAAAAAGTATGATAGCGGAACGTTTATCAAGAACTATTATGACGATCAACGAAGTCAGAGAGGATATGTATGGTAAGGAACCTGTGGAATGGGGAGATGAGCCGATTCGGCAAACACCATTTAATTTTTCTTTGGGTAGTGAGCGAAAAGCAATCGGCGAACCGATTCACATTAAGGCTATTAGTTATACTCCGGCGGAGGAGATGCACTGGAAAAAGTTCGATGCGACTTTGACCAGCCATGAAAATCATTTTAAGCAAAAGGTTCTTGAGTTTTTAGATGGGCAGAAGCAGAGAATACTAAAAAACGTGGAAGATTTTTTGGTCGTAAATTATTTGTCTCTTTCGATGAAGAGTTTAACGGATGAAGTGAAATTTAGTGATGCCGAGCTTGACATGATTTTCGATATGCTAAAGGAAAACGGCCTATTGGGAGATTTGAGCAAGAAAGAGTTTTTGAGAATCATAGCTGAAGTCGGGGCGCGGACGGCGCTTGAGATGGGGGTCGACTTTGAATTTTCTCCCTTGACTCCGCAAATCGAGGCGTGGCTAAGAATGAAGATTCAAAAATATGTTCGATCCGTAAATGAAAACATTCGGCAGGAAGTTGCGGACATAATCGTAGAGGGCTTGGATCAAGGGTTGAGCACATACGATATATCGGGAAACATAGCTGACCATCTGGATCAGACAAAGGATTATCGCTCGGATCGAATAGCACGCACGGAGCTTTTGGGAGTGGGCAATAAGGCACAGTGGGAAGCCTTCAAGCAAAGCGGGGCGGTGAAAAGGAAAAAATGGATTGGTACGTTGGATGAGAGGATCAGAGATAGCCATGAGGCAGCACATAACCAGATACGGGGGATTGACGAACATTTCAATGTCGGCAATGTCCTTCTGATGTTTCCTGGTGATATTTGTGATGATCCGAAAGAGGTGATTAACTGTCGCTGTACCATCATGCCAATATTTGGCGATATTTGAGGATTAAGAAAATGATAAAATGTAGACGCACAATTAGAGAATGGCTAAAGGATAATGGGGCATTGATTTTATTGGTCCTTTTTGGAATTTTTATAGGTCTATCTACGAAACTCTAAAAAACACGGAGGTGACAAAATGCCAGGATGGGATACGACAGACAAATACCACAGGTTTCGGATTCGTGATCCGGGACTTTTTGTGGAAGGGAACTTTCGGACTACGGACTTTGACGGCAAGCTTCCCGATGGGGTCAAAGTCATAAGAGGCAAGCTGAAATCGAACAATGAATGGGCTTCGCAATCCATCATGTTCGATGTCAAGAAGTTCACGCTTGCGGAGGCTAAGAAGTGGTATAGCGAACACAAGGATAGCGTGAAAAGTTCCGATGAGCATAGTTTCTTAAAAGCAAAATCTTTTGATTGTGAATGTATTAAGTGTGGCTATGAGATGACTTCCGAAAAGCATTGTGCCGATCTTAAATGTCCAAAATGCGGGGGACGGATGAGGCGGAAAGAAAGACCGGGTCCTGGGCAAAAAGATGAAAATTTGAAAGATTTGAAAATTATCACAACTGAACCTATCGAATTCAAATCAATTGATGATAATAATTGGATCATCAAAGGTTATGCCAGCACAGATGATATAGATAGTTATAAAGAAAAGATTTTGCCTACGGCTTTTGAAAAAACACTTCCTCTTTATATGCGAACTCCTGTGTTAATGTTTTTTCATCCATTTAATATACCAACTGATTCAGATGGAAAATTGCCTGTTGGAAAAATTTTGGAAGCGGAAATAAAAACAAGAGGGCTTTGGATCAAAGCTCAAATATCAAAAACTGCTCCGAAAATTTGGAAGCTTATTCAAGAAGGAATGTTAAAGGCTTTCAGTATCGGATTTAATTTATGGGCAGGTGAAGAAGAAGATATAGAAATGGATGGAGATGTTAGAATAATCAAAAACCTTAGATTAATTGAAATTAGTATTGTGCCTGTAGGGGCTAATCCAGAAGCACTTTTTGAAATGGCAAAAGCCAAGGGCATAAATTTAAAATCTTTTTTTGGGGAGGGAAAGAAGGATGAAGCGAAATTTGTTTTAGATGAGGATTTAGAAAACAAACAAGAATTAAACCAAAAACAAAAGGAGAAAGAGATGGAATTAGACGTGAAGCTAAAAGAGGATTTGGAGAATGGACTGAAGTTCATCCATCAGATCAAAGAGAAAGTTCAGGAGATTCCGACCAAAGCGGAACTGGAGCAATTCCAAGAGAACGTTAAGGGCGACCTTCTGAAAGTAATGGAGGAGCAAACAAAAAGACGGCGGAAAATAGAATTTGAGGCGGAATTGGATGCCGACCCATATGTGGATGCCTCGCCGTTGAACCATCCGGCGATTTGGCTTGCCAGGACGCCACAGCAGAAGTTTGCCAATCTGATCACAACCACCACAAGGAATCAGAAGGTCAAGGAGATGCAGGTGGCAGCGGATGATCTTTTGCTGACCCACATCCTTATGAAGAAATTCAGTTCGGGATATGGGGGCATAAAGTCTTTGCGGATGTTTGAAAGATATTCGCAAGTCTCTTCCGACTTCCGTAAGGCGCTTGACACCGCCACTGCCGGAGAGGGTCTTGAATGGATTCCGACTGGGTTTTCGGCGGAATTGATTGACAAGGTTCGGCTGGAACTTAAGGTCGCCGGCTTGTTCCAGCAGTTCACCATGCCGACCAATCCGTTCAAATATCCGCTTTTGACCGGGGATGTGACGATATATTTTATGCCTGAAAGCCTTGCCGATCTGTCGGAAAAGATTCCAGCATCGAGTATCACCACTGCCGGATTGACTTTCACGGCGGTGAAATTGGCCGCCCGGATATTGTGTTCAGATGAGATCACGGAGGATTCCGTTGTGGCGATTCTGCCGGTCTTGAAAAATGATTTGGCAAAAGGATTAGCGGAGGGTCTTGAAGATGTAATAATCAATGGCGACACGACCGCCACCCATCAGGATTCGGATGTCACCGCTGCGAAAGATCGGAGAAAAGCCTTTAAGGGACTAAGAAAGCTTGCGGCAGCCGGAGCCAAGTATGATACCGGAGCCAATTTCACGGCATCAGATATAAGACAAGTCAGGGGACAGATGGGCAAGTATGCGGTCAATCCAGCGGACTGTGCCATCGTGACAAGTATATCGGCTTATCTGAAAAGTTTCTTGAACTTCACTGAAGTAGCGACAGTCGATAAGTTTGGTGAACAGGCGACTTGGCTCAAGGGATATTTGACCGCCTTAGATGGCATGCCCATCATCATCTCTGAAAAAGTCCGGCAGGATTTGAACGCCACTGGAGTTTATGATGGTGTGACAACGACCAAATCCATATTCGCTATCGTCAACAAAGGCTGCTATCTGATCGGCAATCGCAGGCTGGTGACGGTGAAACAGGCATCGGATATTGAGACCGATCAGGAAATCCTTGTCATCACCCAAAGGCTTGACTTCGAGCCGAAATATCCTGCCGCCAGCGAATATGCGGTCGGAATCGGATACAACATAGTTCCCGGCACGTAGTCGGTCGTCACGTTAAGATTGTTTCGTAACTATTTCTAAAATGGAGGATTGATAAAATGATGGGAGAATATCGAGGATTTAGAATGGCGGCGACTTTCGGTGCGGGTGCCGCCGCCGCCGCCAATATCACCATAACGGGCATTGCGGTGGGCGATGAAATCATAGCTGCATTCCATTTCGCCACCGCCTCTGCCATTCTTACTACCGATCTGCTTGCGGAGATTAGCATCACCGCCGCCGATACGGTTCAGAATGCCACCACCGATACGACTGGTGGCGTGGTGCAGGTATTCTGGGTGAAGAAAAACTAATTGAGACAAAAGGGCTTGCTTTTTTAGGGCAAGCCCTTTTGTGGAGGAAAAAATGAAACTTAAATTTAAAGGCACGGAAGGATTTGAAACTTATCAAGGGGATACAGGGGCATGGAAGGACGGGGAAGCCAAAGAGACTCCAGACGACATAGCCAAGGGACTTTTATCCTCTTTTCCCAAGAATTTTTCAAAGGCAAAAGATATAGCCCAAGAAGAGGAAAAGGGCGTGTCCGTGACACATGACAAATCGATGAAGTCCGAACACGACAAGTAACATGACAGAACTGATCTCTCTTGCATTGGCTAAACTCTTTTTGAAAATTTCGGGCGACGCCTCAGATGGACTTTTGAAGATACTTATTTCACAGTATTCCGACCTCATCGAAACTTATTGCCATCGGCATTTTTCAAAGGGTGAATATATCGAGACTTATGATGGGGATGGGTCTACGAAATTATTTCTGAATGAATTTCCGATAATCTCGATTGCCTCTTTATCAATAGATTCAATCGCATGTGACAGCGGGGATTACAAGGTTTATGCGAGCGAAGGCATGATTAAGCTGGTGGACGGATCGGTTTTCACTAAGGGCAATCAAAATGTAGAGATAACCTATAATGCTGGATATGAGGCGATACCCGCCGACATCGGGCTTTGCTGTGCTAAGATAGTGGCATTGACGTTCAAAGAGATTGATTCGGACAGGATCGGGATAGCCTCTCAAACGTTTGGAGATCAAAACACGAGTTTCATTATATCTCAGTTTCCAGAAGATATTAAAAAAATCCTGAATGCCTATAAAAAAGTGTTGATATGAAAATAAAGGTCACGGTTGAAAATGGAGAGATAGTGGCTCGGTGGCTCGGAGAGCTTCCCAAAAAGATCACGCCCGCCTTGATACAAGCCTTGAATGAATATGTGATGAGGTTGGCAACTCACATCCGTTTTCAAAAATTGTCGGGACAAGTCTTGCATAAGAGAA